AAACCCAAGACCTTCAGAACCGGAAACGGAAATGTTTCTATACGTATTCTTCTGATTATCTTGATTTTACACTTTAAGTTTGCTTTATTTTAGTCAATTATCAGTTAATTATTCAGTATCTACCACTTTCTTTTGTAATAGTTTTCTATCTTCCAAGAGTAAATCCATTAGCTTATTCTTGATACGAAGTACTTCGCTAAACCTTTCACCGTCCGTTCTTGCTTGCTCCTGCATCTTGTCAATCTGAATTTGAAGCTTCTCTATCACGGCACGCTGGCTCTTAATAATATCTATCTGCTTAGGATTTTTCCCATGATAAAAATCTTCGCCACACCCAGACATATAGATTGTTGCCCCGTCTCCCGTTATACTTGTCGGATTGCCATTATTTGCGCTGTTATTTGATTTCTCGTTTTTATTCATCTTCTTTTTGGTCTTTGAAGTTCTATCACATTAAATATTTTTCGTACGTCTTTTAGGTCAAGCACCTTATCTTCGTACATCTCATTTAAGGAATGTATCGTTATCAAGTGTTTATCTACATCGTGTGCAATTATACGTTTTATCAATATACCTTCTGTATGTACAATGATAAAATCCCACTTGCGGATATGCAACTTTGAGCTGCCCCATAAATCTGGAGGTATTTCTCTTCCAAGAAGTCTATCACCCTCCATATATCCCTCGTCTGTCCCATTATCCATACTGTCACCTCTCACTTCAAAGGCAACATAGTTCCCCTTGGCTTCGTGGTCAGCGATGAATGGAACAACTGGGAGGTTTTCGATATATTCTTCGTCTGCATATCCAGATAAATAACCAGCGTAGGCGTACTGGGAAACTAACGGAGCATATACTACATGTTCCAGCTTCATAGACTTCGCCTCTGCATTCATGTTTACGACAGCGTCATTGCCCGTTATAACCGTTGCACTCCCCGAACCACTGGTGTTCGTAAAGTCTTTTGATACGTTGCCGCCAGTGGTCAGCATGGAACCCTTGCCTGTAAGGATATAGTCTGGATTAACCTGTTCATATAGACGGCATAATTCCATTACTATGTCTGTACTAATATTGTTTCTTCCTTTTCTTGCATTTGTCAACTTCTGTTGTGTAACAAGACTACTTTGTTTGCTTAATTTATATCCGCTAACTTTCAGAAAGTCAAGGACTTCAAAAAAGCGTTTAGTTTTTTCTTCCATTTTTTTCTGATTTTATTTTGTTAATACAGAATTATATAGTATATTTGCACCCGTGATAGCACGAAAATCACGGACATGTTGATTTCTATTCCTCGCAAGAGGGTTTTATATAGCTTCAAACCTCGGTGAAATTCGTGCTTTCGCTGGGGTTTGTTGCTTTTATACAACCGACCTCAATCTGCTTCTGATTGTCCTGTACCACGTGTGGGCGGGAATGCTGACGGTAGAAATTGAACGCTCGTGTCAGAAGACGATGTAAAACAACAACCCTCCGAGGCTTCACGGTAACCAGTCCGTGAGGGGATGTGCGAAAGAGGGGCGTCGATTGGAATAAGGGGACGCGCACGCAAGTGGATTTTGCAATGCCTGAACGCGGGAACATAGAACCACCTACTTGTTCTTGCCGATTGATGGGGCGACGACCGAGTCAGCACAATTAATCGAACTTATCCCCGAGCAAAGCAAAGACTAATGTCAAGCTTGGGTAAGGGGATGATTCGCTCAATCCAAAGCTCCTCTCTCGTAGCATTATTATTCTTTATTGATTGTTAGATAATTATTATAGTATAAATTATGAAAAAATCAAAAATCAGAAAAATTGACAGCCAAAGGATTGGGGAGACGGACTTTGAGGCGTGGACAGACGGAAGTTGCAATAATTTGTCGCCTTACGGAGAGGGAGGTTCGGCCTACGTGATACTGAAAGATGGAAATGTTGTCCACAAATCCAAATATGGGCGCATAGGAACAAGCAACAACCGCATGGAGATGCTCGCAATCATCAGTGCTGTAAACAAGATTCCCGAAAGACGCTCCGTCACAATCTACTCCGACTCGCAATATGCAATAAATGTATTGTCCGGCAGGTGGAAAGCGAAGAAAAACACCGATTTGGTGAGGCTTTATGATACAGTTGCATCGAAACTTTCAGAAATACGTTTCGAGTGGGTCAAAGGGCACTCCGGATTGAAGTGGAATGAGTATGTGGACGGGCTTGCAAGTTCTGAAACGTTGCGTGTCGCGAAAGAGTACAATATTCCCGTTTATATCGCGAGGAACAGTCCCAAATGTCACCGTTGATGTCGGTTGTATCAGTAAATCAAAGAACGATTAAATATATTTTGTCATGAAGTTTTCAAAAGAAGATTGGAGAACAATCATTATCGGAATCATAGCTGGCTCGCTAACCACGGTAATAGTGCGTGCTCTATTAGGATGGTGAGGATGGAGCCTATAACCGCAGCAATTATGGAACGCACAGAATCGCTTAGGGCCTTTGTACGTTCCTTTTTCTTTATTCCAACATACCCTCCGTTCGTATGGAAAGCAATACCCTTGTCAGTTATCCGTGTCACTATGCCATTAGGCGACGTAAGAGTGACGATGTGGCCGTCGGCTTTCAAGATGGCAGTCAAGTCGCTATCTGTGCAGCCTGCGCCATTGTAGTATGTTGCGAGTGCTCTGTCCTTATCCGTCTCACTATATTTCTTCATCTTTTTCTTTATATAATGTGCATTTGCAAACTAACCTTTTGTATTGTTAAAATATAGTTAAATAATAAACAAATCTGTATCATATATTTGTTAGTACAGAAATCTTTAGTATCTTTGCATACGTAAATAATATACGGGGCAAAGATACCAAAAATATCAATGCCCTGCAATAAAAAAAAAGAAAATATGAAATTAGAAAAAATCATCAAGACGATTAACAACGAAATCGAAAACAAGATTGCGACAGAGTACGCTATGGATAGCAATGTTAGCGACATGTTTTTCGTGGTTAAATTTGATACGTTTTCCGTAGAAATAAGCCACGATTGTCTGAATGGCGAGAATGAAGTTCTCGTAACGCCAAAGGGTAATGGACTTGTTGAATTCTATAGCAATATAGAAAAAAGAATTGCTGACAATCTGATAGATATGGACGATGTTCTGTACACATGTCAAATGGCATACAAAGATTATTGGGACGGGGTTGATAATGGGTGCGACCCTGCTTTCCCACACTACGGCGATTTTGAGCGATGGGCATACAGCCGTTAGTTTAGACAAACCGCCTTGCGTGCTGAAATAAGGTGCTGCAATCGAATTGACAAGGCGGACAACAAGGTTTTAAAGACAGACGCGACAAAGGGGCGTGGCGTTCCCAACCTTAACATAGTTCTTTGACATACTTTCATAAATAAATATAGAGATAGCAGAAACGCTAAGGGCGAGACTAACAATCCGTGACCCCTATGGCAGGCTGCTAACGAACGAATTTAGCAGACAATGGTGCGAAACGTCTTTACGCATTAAGTAGATAGATTAGGCAACTATCATCACCACGTCTGACCATCATATAGGGCACGCTGTGGCTAAACCCACTGCAATGGAATTGGGCGCGCCCACGAGAATACGCCCGAGATGGGTTTATTTATTTAGGTATTGATTATCAAATGTGATGGCAAGCGTGCCATCATTCATGGTGGTTATGGTACATAGGTTCTTTGATGATTTTTGCCTATGCGTGGTTCGACTCCACGGCTGCCACAATTTAAAACTAAGAATATGGCACAAATATTATGCACAATAGCATGTGTGTGGGCTGTTTATCAACTCACCAAAGAGATTAATGGGTATTTTAAAGATATAAATAAATGAGATTATGAAATTAGAAAGCAAATGGAATGTAGGCGATGAGTTATATACCATTGCTAACATGAAAATAGTTAAGTTTAAAGTATCATCTGTCAGCATTTTTGTAGGCAAGACTTTTACTAATGTAAGCTATTTTGGCGATGGCTACGATAGCTACAAAGAAGATAATTGCTTCGAGACAGAAAATGAGCTTTTAAATTTCTTAAGAAGAGATTAATTTACGTTGTTAATAATCGGTGCATGCGTGGTCTGTGAAGATAGCGCAGCTTTTTTAAAAAAAATGAATATGGAAAGGACGATAAACGAGAGAGAATGTTCAAATAGCGGCTTATTTTTAAGGCTAAAAAAAAACGATAAGGTACATGTATCACTTAAATCGTACAGCGAGAGGATGATACGTAAGGAATGCAGCATACAGAACCGCTTTGCAGGGTGTACGCCTCTAAATAATAAGTACACCACAACTATAAAAGAGAAAACTGGCTATATTACCATTTATAGGAGGTATTGATATGGAAATGACGATACACGAGCTTGGCGGTATTATTGCCAATTTCGTGCAAGTTGGGTTTGAAGAGGCTGTGCGCGCTTATGACCCTCCACAAGACTTGTTACGAAAAAGCGAAGTTAAGCGGTGGCTAAAATTCAAGCATATAGAACTAAAAACGTTTAAAATGCTTGAAAGTGCCGGATATATTACGGCTCACAAACAAGGAGCAAAAGAAAAGTCGCCGCTATATTACTCCAAAGTAGAAATACAACAGGCATTAGCAACAATGAAATTGAACAGATATTTTTTAAACGATAAAATAAAAGAATTATGACATTAATTAGGAAAGCATCGGAATTGAGTATTCCGAACACAATCAAGATGATGATTTACGGACAGGCTGGTATGGGTAAAAGTACGCTTGCCCTTTCGACACCTAAGCCTCTGTTATTGGACTTCGATAACGGCGTTAAGCGTATCAACATGTCTCATTTGGATGGTATTGATACTGTACAGGTAGGGGCTTGGCAAGACGTAAAAGACGTATTGCAAGAGGATTTATCCGCGTATCAGACAATCGTTATAGATACGATTGGAAAGATGATGGATTTTATTATCACCTACAAATGTGGTACACGACAGCCGAAAATCGGAGATTGGGGCGGCATCAACCAAGAATTTTCTTGGCTCACACGAACTGTAGGAAGCCTTAATAAAAATGTGGTGTTTGTTGCCCACCGCGATAGCCGAAAAGAGGGTGACGATACTGTATTTATCCCTGCACTTAGGGAAAAGTCGTACAATGCTATTGTCACCGAACTTGACCTGCTTGGCTATCTCGAAATGAAGAACGAACATGGGCGACAAGTAAGAACAATCACTTTCGACCCGACAAGTCGCAATGATGGCAAGAACACATGCAATTTGCCGGGCGTGATGAATATTCCTACAATCATTGACGCACATGGTAAGCCAACCGCTAAGAACGATTTCATCGAGAAGCATGTGATTGCTCCTTATCTCGGTATGCTTTCGGCTAAGGAAGAGGAAATTAAGAAGTATAACGAACTGATTGCAGAAATAGAGAAAGGCGTTTCGCAAATCACTGATGCACAAAGTGCCAACTCTTTTACCGAGCATATTAATGACTACAATCACACCGGTAGTTCATTGATGAAAGCGCGTTCCTTGTTCTCTGCAAAAGTAAATGAACTTGGATTGGTCTATAATAAGGAAACAAAATCTTATGAAGACAAAGCAGCTTAACTACAACATCTATCCGTCTTTGCTGGATGCTTATCAGCAATATGTGGATAGTGATATTATTTGGGAAAAGTATTGGGGGTTCTGTGAGACACCCCCACATACTCCCGAAGAGTTCCACAAGATACAATTCCAAGCAGTCATTGATAGGATAAACAGAGTTCCTTACGATAATGAAGCAGTTGCTAAGGGTACAGCATTCAATGAAGTTGTAGATTGTATGATAGAACATCGCAAGTCTGACAAGGTGGAAGTTGAAAAGGTCTATGAGAAAATCATTGAAGGGGCTTGCGACCCCCATAACGGGATGCCTTTGTATTGTGATGTAACAGACACAGGAAAGTTTATCGGTTTGAATGCAAAGATAGGTGAGCGTGTCTTTTTCTTTCCTATTGGTGTATGTAAGGAGTTCGCAGACTACTACAAAGGTGCAGTAACGCAGAAATACGTTGAGGGTATTCTTCCCACTGCCTTTGGTAATGTAAAACTTTATGGCTTTATAGATGAACTTATGCCGTTGTCCGTCCACGACATCAAGACGACAAGTCAATATAGCGTAGGAAAGTATAAGCGGAACAGCCAGCATTTGGTTTATCCATTCTGTCTTATGCAGATGGGTAACGATGTAAGGACGTTCGAGTATAATGTGGCTGTGATTGGTAAGT